AAGAACCACTATAAGGCATAGCTTCTTTGACACCAACCCCATGCCTATACACATCAGAAGAATTTAAAGTTATGCCCGGAGCTTTTACTTGTTCTGCTCTAAAAGATAACAACTGAGTAGTTGATGATGCACTGGATTGTTTACCGTTGTTATTTGGAATTATTGTTCCAGCAAGAACATTAGGAATTCCAACATCAATTTTAAATCTGTTTGTAGGAGCCCAACCGCTAGAACTTATATTTTGTTTAAATTCGTTTAAATTGAACATTAAAATGACCTCATAGAGTCTTTATGAACTCTATCACTAGAAACTGGAGACTGAAACCCTCTAGAAGTCGAGCTAAGAAATCTTTGTGTTGGTAACATTAAAGCAATATTCCATTCGTCCGGAGAAATGTAGAGGAAGTTAGATCTAACATGATTGAACAAATACCTTTTTACACAAGGTTTCACTAACTGATACCTAGAAGCTCCTTTTAAAATTTTATAACTTATATTCAATTTAGTTGTTTTATTTTGTTTATCATTATTTATAAGAGGATAAAGAGCATCTAATAATTTAGCTCTTGCTAATGGAGGAAGATAGTGGAAGTTGATTCCCAGAAAACCATCACCATAATACTCAATTGGAAATATCAGAGGAAACATATCATAATATGGAAGAGTTTCTTTTGTTTTTGGGTCATAGGTAAACATATACATTTTACCTATAGAAGTTTCTGATATTTTTACTATTCTTTTGAAAGGTTCTTTGGTGTTTATTATATCTTCTGGATCAACATTTTTTACATTCATGGCCAATTTACGCAACCAGTCCAAAGAGCTCTTTTGGTCTGCTGCTGTTTTAAGGGTACTTTGTTTTAATAAATCTTGAAACTGGGCCATTGATTTCCTTTTAGGTATTTATTCTAAAATTTGATGCCCAATTCTTTTTCTGTCATAATCATAAATTTCCATTTACGATCATTACAATATTCTTCCGCTGCTTTCCATTTGGCTTGGTTCACTCCCCAAGTCATTACTTCAGTAATATATCTTCTTGTTTTTTGTTTCTGAACTTCTGGTGGTCTGGTTTGGCTCGCTGGTTTAATTTCTATCATTATAGTTTGTTCAGTGCCGTCTGATTGTCGTTTCACTAAAACAACGTCCGGATAATATTTATGTGGTTTATTGTCCACTGGAGACATATATCTCACAAACATTTCTTCTGATGCCCATTGAATTATTCTTGGATCGTTATCAATATAATTAAAAAATTTTAATTCGTAAGAACTTCTAAAAATTATATTTTTTGGGTCTCCCACATACTTTTGTGGATTTTTAGGTTTAAAATTTCCTTTCATGTTAGTTTTAAAACCTTTCAAAATTTAATATAAATATAAAAAAAATATTTATTAGAGGATATATATGCCTGCTTTCCCTTCAGATATAAAAAATTTAGACCCATGGATGAGCTTTCAGTTCGCTAGGTATTCAAGAGAAATAAATGGTGCTCCTAATATGACTCCTATGGGTTCTGTTTATGTTCTTCCTATGCCGGAAAAAATTAATGATAGACCTTCTGCAGAATGGGCTTCTCATAGTTTCCAAGAAGACATATTAACAAAAGGTTTGGCTCTTCTAAAGGCTGGCGGTTCTTATATAACTGGTCAGATACCAAACCCTATGTTAGTTATGTTATATAAATCTCCACAATTCAGAGAATTTACTTTTTCTTGGAATCTTGCCCCTAGGAATTCAGGAGAGTCCGATTCTTTAGACCAAATTCTTAAAGACTTCAGAAAATATATGTTACCACAAAACGGTGTTCAAGCTGCTAATATGAATGCCACATTAATGTATCCTTACGTAGTTCAACCAACATTCAGCCCCAACACTCAAGGAAAATTATTTAAATTTACTTGGTGTGCTATATTAAATATAGACATAGATTATACTGGTGCCGGAATGCCAGCGTTTTTTAAAGGCGGAAGTGGTCCAGCTCAAGTTAGATTTAGAATACATTTAAGAGAATTGGATTACTTGACGCAACAATCTCCGGAAGTGATGTAATGCCACAAAAATATTTCGAAAAATTCCCTATCGTAACATACGCCAACGCTCAAGTAGTTGATATAACAGAACGTGTAATTATTGCTAATAACACTTTAAATAACCCTGCAGCATTTTCAGTTTACGATATTAGTTCTGAAATAAGACCAGATCAATTATCAAATAAAACTTATGGTGATCCTTTTTATGCTTGGTTGATATATATGGGAAATAACATTACTGATCCGTATTATGAATGGTATTTAACTCAAGATCAATTTAATGAATTTATTGTTGACAAATACGGCTCATTTGATTTGGCCAATGTAAAAATTAAGTATTTTATAAACAACTGGATTAACCAAAATCCTATATCAATTAATGATTATGATGCTTTACCAGACGTTTTACAAGCATACTGGGAGCCTCAGCTTTCTCCTATCAATAATTCTATAATGAATTATGTCAGAAAACAAGAAGATATTATTATTAATACTAACTTTGTTATAGGTTATGATATAGAAAATACATCAAATACTTCGTTTATTAATGATGAAATTGTTAATGTAGTTTTTAGTGATGCGTATAGTGGTACAGGGCAAGTTGTATTTTCTAATTCTAGTTTTCTTTATATTCAACATGTATCTGGTAATGTATTGGAGGGTTCTCCGGAAGGAGCAGTTAATATTGCCGCAGGAGCTAATGTTCATATTCTAAATAACAGTTATATATATGGCACGGAAAGCACAGCTAATGTTCTTTTCTTCACTGCTACATCTTATGCTAATAACATAAGCCCATTAGAATATGTTTATTACACTCCTGTGACTTATTATGATTATGAATTAGAAAAAAACGAAGGTAATAAGTCAATAGAATTAATACAAAACACATATGCATATACAATTGCCACAAAATTAAAGGATGCTTTGAAATAATATGGCTGTTCCAGGCGATGTTAATTTAAAATTAACAATTAACGGACAAGATTTAGGACAACAAGGTCTAGTCGTGATGAATATGAACGTTTATGAAAGCGTTTTAGATCATCACACTTACGCAGATGTCGTTGTGTTTGATGGTGGCGACATTCTTGGTAAACAAAATTTCTCCGGAAAAGAAAAAGTTGAAATATCTATGGACGACGGTAGTGGTTCTCCTGCTACGTTCAAACTTGCTATGTTACAAAATCACGATTTAGTTCATACAGGAGCTGTTGCAGCAAAAACTTATCAATTCAGAATGGTTTCTCCTGAATTTCTTAATGCTCACGGAAAATCCGTTAATAAAAGTTACAACGATCAAACTTCTAATATCGTTAAAGACGTTGTTGAGAACTTTTGGGGTTCTGAAAAAACTGTTAATGTTGAAGTACAAACAAAAGGTAAACAAAGATATCTTGCACATAGTAAACATCCTCATGCTGTTATTGACGATTTAAAAGATAGACATGTTTCTCAAAATTATCAGCAAGATGGTTCTTGTTTCACGTTATTTGAAAAAAGAAACGGCGGACAACAAGAATTTATGTTTACAACTTTTGAAAAAATGATGAACACTCAGTCTCAATCTTCCGTGGAATATACACAAGATCCTACTGTTGGAGCGAGATCAACTTCTTCTGCTGATGATTATAAAAATATTTTGAACTTACACATTCCTAGTTCTTTTTACACTCCTTATAGACGTTCCGCTCCGACTGCAAGAAGCACATATAATATAGCATCAGGAAAACAACAAAAAGAACAAGAACAATATCAAGACCCACAATTGCCTATTTCACAAACACCGATATCGCAATCGGAAACAAGTCAAACAAGTGGCAATAAAGATTCTATGCCACAAAGAGCAACATTTATTGATCCAGCTAATGATAAAGATCAGACTTATATTGCTCAAACTAAACAATATAAAGCTGCTTGGTTTGCAAGATTAACCAATGACAGAGGAGTTATGGAAGTTTATTTTAATCCTCAATTGAACGTCGGAGAAGTTATAACTATAAAAATTCCAAATAAAGGCGGAGAAGGCGAAGAAAAACAAATATCACAAAAAGTATTAATCACAAGATTAAGAACAATTTACAGACCAGCTGGTCAAAGACCAGGAACAACTATGTCGGTTGAGTTTATCAAAGGCGGATATGATACGGGAGTTAGTGGATGAACCACTTTATAGCTGAAGTTAGAAATGTAATGGATCCTTGGGAATCTGGACGTATTCAGATTCGTATATATGGTATTCATGACGATGAACAAAATATCAAAGATGAAGATCTTAAATGGGCGTTTGTTTCTATGCCTGTTACTTCTGCTTCAACTGAGAGAATTGGAACATCACCAACTGGATTGATTGTTGGTTCGCGTGTTATTGGATATTATCTAGATGACGCCGAACAGATTCCTGTTGTTACTGGTTCGTTTCATCGAGGAGGTAAACAAAAAACTCAAGATGATAATACATTAGGTAAAGATGATATTGATTCGGATTATAATGATATTCCTATTGGAGCTTTGGGTTCTAACAGTACAGCAAATACAAATACGCAAGCTAATAATTCAAATAACTCACAATCATTAAATTCTAACAATGCAGTTGATTCTTCGTCAAGAAAATATAACAAAACAGATTACGTTAAAAAAACAGATGGTCAAGACTCTTTAAAAAATTCAAGAAAAAAGAATGCACCGAAAACTGCTGATTTGCCTACTATCGGTTCAACTGATAAGTCTCAATCTGGTTCGATATTAGATCTCATTCTAAAAAATGATCAAAACAACGAAGCTGGAGGATTAGGGCCACAATCTCCACAATTATTCAAACAATTAATTTCTATGAATCA